TGTAATCGTTAAAGTCTTCTGGATAGTTTTGACGCAAATAGTTAATCATTGTGCGTCTTAGGTTATCAAAATCGTAGCTTTGGAAATCTGCGTTCCTAAAGCTTTGGTAAATTCGTTTCCAGTCCTCAGCTACTAATAGCCTGGACTGTCTATCATTTGAAGACATATCATTTTCCTTGTTTACTAATGTATTTACCTGAAATGATAATGTGTGTATTTAATTTTTAAATTTAAAGAAGTCCGTTTTCTTTGTCAAATTTAAAGCGCAATTGGTCTGTAATACCAAATGGAAGCACTTTTATAGTACAATCAATTTGTATGCCTTGCTCATAAGTGTCAATTTCAATATTACTTGCTTGTATTCTAGGATCGTAATTAATAATACTAGTAACGTCTTCAATTATTGCTTCTTGTACATCTATGGTAAACGGTTCGTATAATAAATCCCAAATAATTGTGCCAAATGTAGGATCACTTAATTTTTCAGTTTGACGTATGTGGAAGTGATTAATTAGATCTTGTTTAATAAGCTCGTAGTCATAGATGCTAAAACTTTTAGTAGTAGCAACTGTTGAAAATCCTCGGTACTTCCTTCCAGTATCTGCAACTTGCACAGGCTGGCTTACTGTAACACGCTTATAAAGATTTTTTTCTAATTGGCTCATACTATATTTACCTTAATTAAACAGAGCCACGATGCGGTACTACTGATGCTGTACCTGCACTATTATCTGTTGGGTCTGATGTCGGAGGATTTGCTTGTGCAATTAGAATTTCTTGCTCTAATGACTTAATTGCATCAGCTTGTTCGTTATGGAATCTATTAACAACACTTGCCCTAATAGCAGAACTACTAGATTTAAAGTAACGCAATCCGTTTTGAGATCTATTTTCGCTATATATTGCTCTAATTAGTGCTGCATCAGTTGGCTGAGTGTTAGTAACTTCATTAGGTGGAAATCCAAGAATAGCAAGTGCTCGTTTAAACACTCTATTGCAGCCGCCAGTGCCTAAATGTATTGCCCTAGACCAAAGTACGTTTTGAAGTGTTAACGACCGCTGAGATATATCAAGAGTAGTACTTCTTAGAACTAATTTTGCAGCGGGTGTAAAGTATGCTACTATTGCATATTCGTGTTGTGATTTTGCGCCTGCTTCTGTTGCCATTACTTGAACCCAAGCAGCTTTATAAGCAGCAGTACCTGCTTTTGCTGCTGATGCTCCCCCGGCTGCTTTTAATGGTGCATTTATAGTTGGGTATGCAGTTGCTAACCATTGTTGAAATTCATTCATTACACCTTTGTTTGATGCAAACTGGTATGTACCATAACTAAACCCGCCGGTGTAATCCCAACCAATAGATGCAGGATTTCCTCTTGATTCGTATCTTGCACTTAACGATCCTAATTCTGGATTAAAGTCAAAGTCGCTGTTATAATCGCCCGGAGCTACAGGTGTTTGGCCGTTGCCAGCACCTCTTGAAAGTATGCCAGTACTAATATTTCCACCGCTTCCGAATGCATATGCACTCTTTCCTCGACCTTGTAAATTTTTGTCAAATGTGTCTGGAGTAACTATACGATCTGCTGAAGATAGCGAGCCAGGTGATTCTCTATCTGTTTCGCCTTTCTTAAAGGATAACGGAGCCATGTTTTCGTGATGAGGCCAAGGTTCGTGTTGCGGAGACCTTGGCGTTATTGATTGAAATGACCCAATTTGGCCACCTGATCTAATGCGTGGTAATGTAAGTGTTTCAAGTGGTATAACTTGCTGTGCAGTATTTGCCATCGAAGCTGTTGGTCCATTCATATGCACATATGTTGCTGTTTCTCTATGCTCTTTAGTACTGTTAATATGTGTTGAACCGCCAGCTGTTAATCTATTATCTTGACCTGTTTTAATATGTAATGATTTTGTTGTATCGATATATTGTGATTCTTTTACTTTTATGTGGTGATTTTTATCTACAGTAATTTTACTGTTTGCTCCGACTTGCAAATTAAAGTCTTGCTTAGATTCAATTTGCACCCTACCGCTAGTCCGGTCATCATGTCTTCCGGCGGCCTTAATATTAACGTTTCTGCCTGCTTCCATGTTTATATCGCGTTCAGCAGTAATGTTTAAATCATTTTCAGTCATAATACTAACACTGTCTTGCGCATGAATATCAATTTTACCATCACTGGTCATTTCAATCCAAGTTGTTCCTCTAGCGTTACCTATATAAATTAAGTCTTCGCTGTTATTCATTAATATTTGATGACCAGTTCTAGTACGTATACGGAATAACTCGTTTTGCGGAATAGTAGGATCTCCGCCTTCTTCTTTAGCACCTTTGTTTTTATATATAGGCGGACCATCTTCTGCATGAGTTGCACGAATAAATCTTTCGTCGCCGTCGTCCATTACAAATGATGTTCCGCCTAGTCTATTAGCCGGAATAGAAACTTTTCCCTTTGATGTACCAATTTCAACTTTTGGATGACCGTCTCTTCGATCTTTAGGACCTGGTGAATTAATTCCAAATACCATACTAGGTACTTCTCGCCTAGCACTAGTTGTAGTTGTTCCCCTAACTTCATCACTTAACAAACCTTGTATTTCAAGTGTTTCTGTAAAGTCTTTATTATAAGGCTTTTTAAATAAAGTAGGATCTACCTTTGATCCTGTTTCAAGGGTTTTATTATATTCCCCTACTGGAAGTTTTCTGTCTAGCAATGTACCTGGTGTAATATCTGTTGTGTTCTGTGTTGCTGCTTTGCCGTCAGGAACCATAAAGTTCATATAGTCTGCAGGTATACATCCAATCCAATAACCAAAGTTTGCATTGCCTTCTGCAAATATTACAAGAACTTTTGTTCCTACATCAGGCGGCACCATCCACATGCCGTAACTTTTTTGTGTATGCTCGAATCCATCATTTGCACTAAGTGCAGCATTTGGTGTTACTCCGTAAAATGGACTGAGGTATCTTACATTTAATAATTGTCCTGATTTTTCTGGTGTGCCACCTGAAGAAGTATATCGTAATAACTCTACAGTTAGTCCGCCCATGTATTGCGAATCAAGATTATTAACAACAATTGCTTCATACGGTCCTGAATCTTTAAATCCAGTAGTTTGCTGATTTGTTGTTCTTGTATATTTTCCTGTTGCCATGTTTATTGTGGTCCTGTTAATGGTTGCGATGCTGCGGTTTTACTCGGTCCAGAATCAGGTGTGTAAACTTTTTTACCTTTATTAAAGTCGTATCTATCAAATCCGGGTGTCAGTGGTGCATATATGTATGCGCTAGGAGTAACAACTTCGGCCGCTGCTGATCCGGCACCAGATGAGGTTACTGTAGTAGGTGCGGTTTTTGTCGGATCTGCTCCACTAATTTTTGCGCCAAGTTCAGCAGCTTTTGCATCTTTTAAAATTTTGTCTTGGTAAACTTCAGCTTTCTGTGTCATAGCTTCTGGATTAGCCGGTAAACAATCTGGTAGCCTAGTTACTGCTCCGGGCTTAGTATTATTAGCTGCTGCATCCAGTGATCCAATGCCTACCATGTGCCTTAACTGTTCTGGAGTAGCTATATCGCCAACTTTTAGTTTGTCGATACTTTCAGACATACCCGAAGTTGGACCTGATGGTAAGCTTCCTGTTGTAGCTATTGCTGCCGCCTGTGCTTTTGCGCTATCAATGCCTACTTGTACATCATATTTGTCGGCAGGCGTTTGAGTGGCTGCGCCAAAGGCTGTGATTCCACTTTCTGTTTGTACTCCAGCGGCGCCTGGTTTCGTTGTTGTTACTGTTGTCGTACGCACATCGTAAACTTTGCTCTCAGTTGTTTCTATTACAGTACCAGGACGATTATCATCACTACTTTCGTCTCCGACAAAGATAGGAATAGTTTGCCATGTTGAGGCATGAATCATGCCAGGTAACGGCAAATTATTTGCTTTAAGTATTTCCGGCCAAGTTAATTCTGGATTATCAGACTGTGCTGAGGCTAAGTATCTTTGTAATATTTCTGCATATGCTCCGAAGTCAGTCCCGTCATCCAGATCCCCCGGAAACCACACAACATAGTATTGCTTATTTGCCTGCCAAATTGCATTGCGGAATTCATTGTCAATTACCATAACTATTCTAGGAGATCGGTCAGGAGATGCTACATCCGCAGCATTAGCAATTAAATCATCATAATTTTGAAATGTCCACATGCCTGTAGAGTTTTTCCACGGACCATTTGGATTGTTATCAACAGCGTTTGACACATCAACTTGACCAGATATCTCTTCTGGCGAATTGTCTGGGTGGTCTTCCATTATGTGCCTCCTAATAAGTGTAAAAAGTTAACACTAGTATTTACAGCAGTACTAGTATTATTCTTTGCAAATCCGAACATTTCTATGTGCCTCCTAATAGTGAACTAACTTTAGATTTTGCGGCGCCAGATACACTAGCAATTTTTTCATTTGCAGCAAGAGAAGCTGTTACTGCATCAGTTGCCTTTTGTCCTGCTGCAAGTCCAGCTTGAAGTGATGTTTGTCCGTATCCGCCTGCGGCTGCGGCACCAATACCTCCAATTGCATCACTAGCTAGTGAGCCGATGGCAAGTCCTCCTACGCCGCCTACTTTGCTTGCTATTGCACCAAATGCTGCATCTTGTATTGCACCTTGTATTATACCTGGAATAACTTTGCTTAAATCCGCAACAGCAAGACCATCTGGAACTATTTTTGCAAAGCCCTTGGACATCTTATCATTAATCATTGATTCTAACTTAGCGGTTGCTATTGCCTTCATTTCTTCTGCAAGTTTTTCAATTTCAAATTCATCTATTGCCGGTGTTAACTCGTCTGTACTAATATTATCATAACTTCCTGGTGGCATACAATCAATACCAGGACGCTGATTACCTACTGTGCCATCTGAAGTAACTGTTTTAGGTGCTGGTCCGTCAGCGTCATTTGGTTGTATGAACATTTTATTCTTACTTGATGTTGCTTCGTCGTCTTGCCCTTTCATGCGTATCATTTTAATATTCTGCGTAAATTTGCCAGATGCAAAACGATTAATAACTGATATTACTTGGAATAAACCGCTAAATCCTGTAACAATTTGCGGCAACTCCATAGTTGCACCGCTAACTTGGTAATCAAAAGGAGTTCTAAAATTAACATTAACAAAAACAGGACCTTGCTGGTATGGCATTGTACCATCTACAGTCATATTAGGTGCTTTTAATGCTGCTACATAGTTTCCAGACTCTTGCGGAATAAAATAAGGATCGCCCATTATTTCCATTTCAGCACTAACCATATCTACATTCATAGTTGTAATTTTATCATGAAACATTTCTGCAATTCTAATACGTATATCATCACTAGATGTAGCTGTGTGAACCGCAGAGCTGTTTACTAGCTGTGCTCCACCGGCTGCATCGTCCATTGTGTTAGCATCGCCCGCAGTAAACCCGGCGCCGCTTGGCGTATTATCTGTTGCGGTTTTTTTAACGTCTACATCTCTTGCCGGAGCCGGAGTCATACCCAAGTCTGCATGAGCTGACATCATATATGCATTATTAAAGTTAATATCAAAAGCTAAAACGTCTTCGTTCTTTCCAGTATAGATATAGTTGTATTCTTTAGCAGCAGCTTTTTTAAGTCCTTGCAGATTTTCGGCTCGCTGATTTCCAGACATTGTAATATTTTCAGGAACTTCATATTCAATAACACTAAAAACATAAACTTTTGGTCTACGTCCCATAGTGTTATCTGTTAGTGCATTTTCGTCTAAATATACCTGTGTTTCAATTCTAAACCATTTATTTAAACCGTCCCTTGCACCTTTAGTTGAATTTTCAATACAAAATCTAGATTGCAAAACTATTTTTTCAATAATATTAGTAATCTGTTCGCCTTGATTAAACTGAAACTCTCTTGCTTTATCTGCAGGCTGTATTGCTTCAGATGTAGTATCAACTCTACCGTATTCGTCATATGAACCGCTTTGGCTAGCTGCTGCTGTCCTTCCGGGCGCATTGGTATCTTCATTAAGAGTAGCAGTGCCAATTGAATTCATCTGCGTAGTATCTTCGGCAAGTGTTTTAAGTACAGCATACATACTAGATGATTGTTTAATAGTTATAACTTTTTTTTCATACGACAGATTCAACATAGAGTTGCCTCCTATTGCACCTCTGCGCTGTTCTTCTTGTTCTTGGGGTGATGTAGTAAATGCAGTTTCAGTAATAGTCTTGCTTGCTAGTGCATTTTGTATTGTGTCTCTGTCTTTTGGAAATGCTATAATATATCGATCATATGGAGCAAGTGCGCCTGCTTCTTCTAGTCCTTCTATGTGACTATTAACAGCACCTGTAATAGATAAATCATTAGTTTCAAGTACTTCATGGACAAATAATCCAGTTGCAGTTACTGATGTTTTAGTTTGATTAATGTTATCAGCTAACCCAGTTTCGCTCATTGGTATTGCTGATACATTATAGCTACTACCTGAACCGGAAACTTTAAAGTCCATATTAATTATTTGAATAGGAATAAACATAGGGCGTTCTATAAAATTTGCCGGAACGCCTGTCATTCCTCCATCTTCATTCCACCCTGCAAAGTCAATTTTTAAACAAAACGGAGCCTGTGCATAACTATCGTATCCTGCTTCAAATGCTGACCCAATAAGTGCTTGTACAAAATTTCCCATACTGTACGGTTCAACTACTGTAAACGCTAACGAAGTACCTGACGTTATTCTAGTTTTAGGATTAGGAGCAACTACTGCTTCTAAATCAATGTCATCTATGTAATATTCTGCGTGAGTTTGCGAACCATCTTGATGAACGTTTCCTGCAACGTTGCCGGCGTGTTCATCAAATACTTGATAACGTTTATCTAGATTGCCGCCACTACTTTGTATTACATAATTTTTAAAACCTTCAGCACTTCTATATAATTCGGGATTATTATATTCTTCTGCACTAAGTATTCCTAATGTAAGTTTGTAGTTGACGCCGTTGTGGTTTCTTAGTGGATTAGGAACTCTACTCGCCGACGTGTCTACTCCTTCGTGCGGATTTACATATGACTTGTCAACAGTGCCGGCATAAACAGACTCTTTTTCTGCTTGTTGGTTATACTGATCTATTACTAAGCCGTGTTCTTCACCAGTTACACCTCTTAAATCAGCTGCACCCTTTTCTATTATTTTTAATGCGTCATTTGTGATTCCTAATAATTCTGGGGCGTTGCCAATGATTCCATCTAGTTTAGTTTGTATTTCTCCAAATATACTTTTTAGTCCTCCGCCGCCTAGTAATGCGCCGCCAAGTGCGCCAATGGCTGCTCCTTTACTGCCGCCAATAGCTGCGCCGATTGCGCCTGATAATAATGATGCACTAACTTTTGGTGCAGATAATCCAGTTATTGCACTAATTTGAGAAATAGCAGCACTTGCGCCTGTTTCTACTAAAGGACCGGATATGCCGGAAATAGCATCTAATTTTGCTGTAACAGTACTTGGTGTTACAGCAGCTACTATATCTCGACCTGCTCCGCCGAATGCCTCTAATGGATTGGTTGTAGCAAGTGCTCCAGTAGCAGCTTTTTTGGCTGCTGATTTTAAATTAATAGCTGGCATATTAGAATCCTAAAGTAGTTCTTAAAGAAGTAGGATCTGGTAGATAAATTTTAGTACCTGCGACAAAATCAAATACCGGATCTTTAAGTATGTCTAAATTACGTTGTGCAAATACCCACCATAATTCTTTTCTACCATATGTAATGTGTGCTAACAAATCAGGACGGTACGTATATTCAGTAGTTATTTCAAATAGTATATCTTCACCGGTAATAGGTACAGGACGAGGTGATAAAATATCTAGATATCCCATCCTATTGAAAGATGTTTTTCCATACGGACTTAAATTATTAGTAGTAGCCATTAGATGAATCCCTCTTTGCCGCCAATATGATTACCAGCTGCATATTGATTTAAACTAAATCCTGCTTGCGAACGTCTTGCGTATTGTGGTTGTAGTGTAACTGTTATTGAACTTTGGGTTGGGACGTAGTTTACTTTGCCATTTACTGTAGCTTGAATATAATCAACATCTACAGGTAAATCTGTTGTAAAGTTTGTTATTACGGCTGGTATGTTATTTAATATATGGGCGCCATATCCATTTAATCTACAAACAACTGGAGGTTGTCCTAAAGGTTCACTAGTGCCATAAAACATTTTAGTTGCACTTCTTAAAAAGTGCAAACATGCAATCCAGTACTTTGCATCAGACTCGTTTTCTTGATAAAAGTCGCCAGTAATTGTAATTGCATCTACCTGTGAATTTTCAAAAGCATTATACGGATAGTTAGTGTGAGTAGGCTGGATTTGAGAATAATTTGCACTGTGGCTTAATAACACTGTTGGGTTAAACGGAAATACCATTCTACTTCCTGTCTGCCATACAGCTTCGTCTGATTCTCTAAGCGGTTTTAGAACCTCTCCTTTGTCTAATAAAATAGAAGGAACACTAATGCTAACACGCCAATCACCTGCTTCAGTTGTATTGTTGTTTGCTGAAATTATTGCCCGTGAAATTGATCTATTATTAATTGCTGATCCAAAGCCGCCAGTTTGGTTAATAAAGTTTGCTGCTAGTTTGCCTAAAGGGCCATATGAACCTAACTTTTGAGTTATAGTATCACCGATCGCATCTGTGACGGCTCCCTTGACATCACTCACAATGCTACTTAAAAAGTTTGAAGATGCTTTTTTAATACTAAACGCCATAATTATATTGTCTCCTATACTACTATTTAGTTGACAAAATTATGTTAGTAGTTTATAATTATTCTTCGGTTGACACTAATACAATTGTCGTGTATAATAGTATTTAACACTATAGGAGAGAATGATGCGTCCCAAGAATTATCTAAACAATAAAGACATACTTAAAGAAATACACAAATCAAAGAATCAGTTCAACAGTTATTTAGAACCCGAATATGGTCAATATGATATTATTTTACTAGATGTAAGTAAAATAAATCGTCTGTCTGTTGCTGAAGCAAAGCGTAATAAAGCAAAGAAGATGTCTTCAGCAGAATATGAGCGCAGAAAAGGATTAGGTGAGAAGGTCAAACAAGCAGAATGCGAAACATTAGCATCTGAAATTACAAAAGAGGAGTTAATCTTCCGTGTAATGACATTTGATCATATTCCAGAAGAGCCAGGTCGCAAAAAGAACCCAAAGACTATTGCTGATACAAAAGTTAAGCTACCGTTTCCTCCGTTTAAGCATTATAAGTATGATGACGAAGGCGAAATTATCCTAGTAGGCAAAAGCCACTGGGTAGGTGGTATGGACAACGGTAACTTTAGTCACAAGCACGGCAAAGCAACTAATACACTTGCACTAATGTGGTTAAAACTTGTTGATCGTTATGCAACTCGAGGCAATGTACGTGGTTACACATACAATGACGAAATGAAAGGACAGGCTATTTTACAACTTTCACAAATTGGACTACAGTTTGACGAATCTAAGTCAGATAATCCATTTGCATACTATACAGCCGCAGTTACTAATAGCTTTGTACGTGTTATCAACATAGAAAAGCGTAATCAAAATATTAGAGATGATATCTTAGAGATGAACGACTTGTCTCCTAGTTATACAAGACAAAATCAAGGCGAATGGGAAGCAAGTGTAAAGCGAAATGCAGATGCAGCTCCGACACAATACACTGATACCAAAAAATAGGTTGACAGGTGTTAACATTTGCTATATACTTTAACAAGTACATATGGAGAACTATTTTTGTTTAAAAAAGCTGCGGTATTCACAGACATACATTTTGGATTAAAGGGCAATAGTCGTGTTCATAACGAAGATTGCGAAGAATTTATTGATTGGTACATAGAACAAGCTCAAGCTGCTGGTTGCGAAACTGGCATCTTCTGCGGAGACTGGCATCACAACAGAAATTCACTTAACCTTACCACTATGGATGCTACAATTAGAAGCATGGAAAAGCTAGGTGCTGCATTTGAGAAGTTTTACTTCTTTGATGGCAACCATGACTTGTATTATAAAGACAAGCGTGACGTTAACAGTACTGCTTTTGCGAAACACATTCCAGGCATTACGTTTATAGACGAAATCTTCATTGAAGATGATGTTGCACTAGTACCATGGCTTGTTGGCGATGAGTGGAAGAAGATGAAAGACATCGAAACAAAGTATTTGTTCGGTCACTTCGAACTTCCTAGCTTCTATATGAACGCATTGGTTAGAATGCCTGATCATGGTGACCTAAAGCCTGAACACTTTAGGCATCAAGAGTACGTATTCAGTGGACACTTCCACAAACGGCAGAAGCAAGGTGCTATTCATTACATCGGTAATGCATTTCCGCACAACTATGCTGACGTAGGTGATGACGAACGTGGTATGATGATACTTGACAAGGAAAATAACAAAGAGCCAGAGTTTATTAACTGGCCCAATTGTCCTAAGTACCGTACTGTAACACTTAGCAACCTAATTGACAATGCAGATACCTTTATTAAGAGTAAAATGTACTTGCGGGTAACATTAGACTTACCTATTAGTTACGAAGAAGCAAGCTTTATTAAAGAAACATTCATTACTCAATACAACTGCCGTGAAATTACACTAATACCACAGAAGCAGTTAGAAGAAATGAGTACAGAGCTTGATATTGCACAGTTCGAAAGTGTAGATCAAATAGTAAGCAATGAAATAGCAGAACTTGACACTACTAACTTTGATAAAAGTTTGTTGTTGCAAATATATAATGGACTAGAATCATAATATGATAAAGATTAAAGACCTTACCGTAAAAAACTTTATGAGTGTGGGCAATCAGACTCAAGCAGTAGACTTTGAAGGTGAACAACTAACACTTGTACTAGGTGAGAACCTAGATCAAGGTGGTGATGACAGTGGTTCACGTAATGGTACTGGTAAAACTACTATTATCAACGCTTTGTCCTATGCATTGTACGGGAAAGCCCTTACAAACATTAGAGCTAACAACTTGATTAACAAAACTAACAGCAAAGGTATGTTAGTTACACTACAGTTCGAAAAAGATAGCAATAGTTACCGTATCGAGCGGGGACGTGGGCCTAATTTCTTTAAATTCTACATTAACAACCAAGAAGCGTTGGTAGACGAGTCGCAAGGTGACAGTAGACAAACACAAGACGATGTAAACACACTGTTGGGTATGAGTCATGACATGTTCAAGCACATTGTTGCACTAAACACCTATACCGAACCGTTCTTGAGTATGAGAGTTAACGATCAAAGACAGATCATCGAGCAATTGCTAGGCATTACTATACT